TTGATAAAATAGACATAGATACTTTTTTGAAGGGATTGCCCCTGCAAGGTTCCACTTTTTTTACAACGGTGTCAGTTGGTAATTATACAGCTCAAAATTATAATCAGGTTTCAATGACACTACCAGACGGGCAGGTTATCGTTTTAGAGTTCGGGTATAAAGAACAGGTTAAAGTCAACCATCGCCCCACACAATACATTTACAGAAACGGTTATGATTGGGTAGAAACCCCGATAGAAACATATCTGTATATTCCCACAGCAGAGGTTTTAAGTTCGTTAGAAAAAGCCCAGAGTAGAAATATATTTGATTATTTTACAGTTGCTACAATAGAAAAAAGTAAAGACCCAATACTGTTGGGTAGAATAGAGGGAAGCGAAAAGAGATTTTTTATAGGATTGTGGTAAAACTAAAAAGGAGGTTATCATGAAACACAGATTTATAGTTGGCGTGGTAGTAGTTATGTTTTGTTTTGTAGTATTAACAATCTCCGGGATGGCTGAGGATTATACTGCAAAGATTGCGCAACTAAAAGCAGAACAGACCCAGAGGATAGAATATATTACAAAATTACAGACAGATTATCAGAAAATTACCCAGCAATATACAACCGAGATTCAGGCACAGCGCGATAAAGTCCTTGAATTACAGGGTAGTATAAATACATTAACCGAAATCAGCCAAGCGGAAACCGGGATAGTGCCGGTAGAATAATATGCCGATATATGAATACCAGTGTATTAAATGTGGTTTCCATTACGAGTTATTAAGACCTATAACTAAATACCAAAAGACTCGGAAGTGTAAAAATTGCAAGGGTAATATGAAACGATTATATACCGGACACACAGGATTGGAATTTAAGGGTTCGGGTTGGACACCGAAGTTTTATTAGGAGGATTATGCAATCAAAATCAGAAATAAAAAGGTTGAAGGTGCAATTAGGTGAGAAAGGATTAAAGGATTATTTAGATAGACAAAAATCTAAAAGGAAAATTAAACCCAAGAAACCAAATGCCAAAGTATAAGGCGAATAATAAGAAATTAAAAGCGAGGTTAGTTGCTAAAAGTTGCATAGCCAATGGTATGAATCAAACTAAACTCGCAAGGTCAATAGGTATCTCCCATCAGGCAGTCAATAAACAAGTTAATACTCCCGAAGTCCAAGACGCACTCCAAGAGTATTTAGACAGCCCATCCCTCAAAGATAAACTAATCAAAAAAGCAGACGAGGGATTAGAAGCCAACAAGATTATATCGGCTAATATAACTTATGGTGATGCGGATGAGAAGACAGATGATTTTATTGAAGTCCCCGACCACAACGCCAGACATAGATACTGGCACGACCTAATGCAGATATTAGGCAAGTTGAAACCAGCGGGAACTCCCAATATTTACGATACCAAGATAATCCAACTGATAGTCAAGAATGATAAAAACAAGCCCCTCCTCAAGAGGATTAAAGGAAAAACTGTTTGAACTGAACCCGTATCAGGACAAGTTCATATTTACTGATGCGCGGTATCCTGCATTGATATCGGGCTGGGGAACAGGGAAGACTATGAGTGGTATCATGCGCGGGATGATACTATCCGAACAAATCCCAAACAATACAGGACTGGTAGTCAGAAAATCATTTGCCGACCTTAAAGATTCCACCATTAAAGACTTTACACGATATACAGGATTAGAAGTCCCTTCCAATAAGAATGTAACCCTACCCAATGGCTCACTTATAATGTTCCGGCACGGAGACGAGCTGGATGTGCTAAAGAATATCAATCTCGGCTGGTTCTTTATGGAACAGGCTGAAGAATTTGAATCAGATGAACAATTCCAATACTTAAGAGGCAGACTAAGATTAGCCGGTATTCCAATTCATACGGGATTTGTAATAGGTAATGTGAACGGACATAACTGGGTTTGGGAACTGTGGAAGAAGGGTAACGATAAAGTCAGGTATCCGCTATGGGAAGCTACATCGTTTGATAACGCTAAGAATCTCCCGGCGGATACGATTGAAGATTGGAAAGAGATGCGGGTTACAGCACCCTCAACCTATAACAGATTTGTTATGAACGACTGGGAAGCCGAGAGCGGTGTTGACTGGCTGATACCAATATCGCTTATAGAGCAGGCTGAGACACGGGAAACAACCGATATGAATGTAATCAAGCGCATTATTAGTATTGACCCGGCGCGTGGCGGTGATACTGTAGGCATAATGGGATTAGAGAATACCGAGATAATAGCAGAGGATAGTTTTAAGATAATGGGTGAGACTAAGACTATGGAGATTGTAGGCAAGGCTATGGTTATGCGCGAGAAAATCAAAGCCACAACATTTATTGTTGATGAAATTGGTATAGGTGCTGGTGTTAAGGATAGGTTGCAAGAACTTAAGAAGACAACTCCCGAAATCAAACAAGTTATAGGTGTCAACTCCGGTATGCCCTCATCTAATCCAAATCGATACTTCAATGTCCGCTCTGAGATGTGGTGGTTGGCAGGTGAAGGGTTTAGGGAAGGCAAGATTAAGAGTAAGGATTTAGAAGGCAACGAAGTATTTATACCTATGGTATTAAAGAACTGTAGCAAGGAACTCAAAAAACAACTCTCCGGGGTTAAGTATGAGATTATGGATTCAAGAGGCAAGATACGATTAGAGCCTAAAAAAGATATTATATCAAGATTAGGTCATTCCCCGGACGAAGGCGATACTTATGTTCAGGGTATTTATGGGTTGAGGTTTGCGCCTAATTTAGCAGAACCTAAGATGACTACCGAAACACAACGCTTCTGGGATAGGGTCAAGAAGGAAAGGGACAATATCAGGAAGAGGAATAAGGAATTTATAGACGATGATTTGGGAACGCTTTAGATTAAGGGGGAACTATGAGAAAGCAAAGGCATAAAATTACAATATGTGTTGAGGGCGTTGATTTTTCTATTAAAATGTTATTGTCCACTGGCGAGGTTAAGTTTCTTAAAAAGGTATCTAACGCATTTGAGGAAGAAGGATTATGTCAGTTTTATGGTTTTTTTGTAGAAAATATGTCAAGAAAGAATTGCCAATATGCTCAACCTTCCGAGAAAATTAAAACGAATTCTGGTAAGAAAAAACTATATCATTTGTGTTGTGAGAAACCTGAAGTATATTGTGAATATAGAGAAATATTAAAAATAAAACGCCCAAAAGAAAATCAATTAAAGATTCAAGGGGGGTTTTCCAACATACCAATTTGCAATAGAAAGTTTTATAAGGAGACCCAATAATGCCTAAATGGAAAGATTCTAAAGGTAATGAGTCAAATGTCTTATTAGATTGTGATTTGACCCCGGAACAGCGTAAGCGGTTCTTCTATGCAACCGAGGGTATGGTAGGCGGCTGTCCCTTGTCGGAACGGCTAAGAGCGATGATTTACAAACTACCACCTAAACAGCGACAGGCAATGGTAATGTATTATTACTTAAATCCTAAAGACCTATCCCAAGACAAGATAGCTTCCAAGTTGGGGATAGATGTGTCAACCTTCAAAAAAAGATTGAAGCGCGCAAAGAAAAACTTAGGGAGGATGTGATGAAGAAGAAGAAAAAGGTAGAATTTAACGAAATGGTTACTAAAGTTATTAAAAAAGTTCAGAAAGTAGCAGTTAAAAATTATTTCCCCCAATCCTTGAACGATAAGGTGTGGGAAAAGGAGAAGAAATGAAGAAATTATATTATTTTTTATATTCTCTTTCACTTAAACTGTTTGGTTACAAATCAAAGATAACTTATTATTTCATTAAAAAATGGTTACTCTAAAGCGTCCCCATAACCCGCAAAAGTAGAACCCTCAACGCATACCGATTTATACCCCTAAATGTCCACTATTTGCAGTATAGGTGGGCTTAACACTATGGAACTAAAGATAAAACATAGACAAGCTGAAATAGTTTTAACTTTAATAAAAAATAAGACCCCAGAAAAAAAATTAGCAAGGATATTAGGGTTATCAGACGCAGATTTTGAAGAAAAGTTATATTTAGAAATTAAAAGATTAAATAAATGTGGAAAATAAAAAAGAGCCACAAGGCGCATTTCCTATAAATTGGATATATCTCTTTCCTTTACGGTTCTCTAAACGCCTCGTCTTTATAAATATATAAAGTTATGTGGAATAGACCATGTATAGCATGTAAGGTGAAGGATGAGCAGATTGCTTATCTACAAAAAATGGTTGACAAACTTCAGGCAAAGTTCGGGATTGCGCCTGTAATTGTCAAACCGCAAGAAGTTGATAAGGATAAGAAACCAGTCTTTACAGACGAAGATTTGGGGCGACTCTAAATGGATATAGAAAACCTAACTCCGGCGGAACGAATCGGTATCGGTAGCGAATTAAGCGATAAATTTTCAGATTACGAATCAGACCGTGCTCCCCACGAGAAGGTCTGGCAACAGTGTTTAGCGTTTCTAATCGGCAAGCATTGGATTAAATGGACTGACAAGACCAAGACCTATTCAGTATTAGTCAACGAAGAAGACGAGTCCGGGAACAAACTAACCCTATTAAAATCAAACCTATTACTATCACCATTCAAAACAGTGGTCGGTAAACTCAATTCTATCCAGCCAATCTTAAATGTATTACCGGACGAATCCTATGACGAAGCAAATATAGATAGCGCCAAGTTATCGGATATTATCTTAAAAGCTCAATGGCGCGATTTGCTCATGCGCCAGAAGATGTTACAGAAAGATGTAATACGGCTCTGCTTCGGTTATTCTTTCTTAGAACCCTACTTTGACCCTACAGCAGGCAAGGAAATACCCACCGAAGAAGGCGAAGAAAAGAAGATGACAGGCGAATCGGCAGTCAATGTTCTCAGCCCGTTTGATGTGTATTTACCTAATGTAACTGCTAATTACTTAATCAGGGATTGTTTCATAGCCCATGTTAAGTCAGTTGATTATGTATTTGAGAAATACGGCGTAGTAGTCAAAGCACAAGAGAATTTAGAGTTATCCCCTAACCAAAATCTATTAAATTTCTTAGTCGGCGAAGCCACACCTAAAAAGATTAAGAACTCGGTTATGCTTTTAGAATACTTTGAATTACCTACTGACGCTTACCCTAAAGGCAGGCGTGTGGCGCTGGTAGATAAGACACCCGTAGGCATAACAGAATTACCGGCTGAATATAAACGCGGTGATTCTTATGTCCTACCGATTAGGAAATTTGATTACTTTCAGATACCTCTAACAATCTATGCTCAGGGTATTATAGAGCCTGCAATCAGTCCTATGAAGGCTTATAACTATGCCATTTCAGTCATCAAAGAACACATGCAGAAGATGAAGGGTAAGTTGTGGACTAATCAGGATATAGAAACCGAATGGAACGATGTTATCGGTCAGACGATTAAAGGGACTAATGCTCAAGGCGGCGCGCCGGCAGGATATATCTCGCCAATGGCGCTACCTCAACATTACTTCTCGGATTTAGCCCGCATAAGACAAGATATACAGGACGCTATGAATGTCCATGATGTATCTATGTCTAAGACACCTACGGGCGTAAAGTCAGGCAAAGCTATAAATTCACTACAGCGCGGCGATGATGAACCTTTATCACCGATTCTTCAATTAGACGAGGAAGAATTGGCTATTGTAGGCGATGTGTTACTTAACATAGTCCAAAACGAATATTCTGAAGAGCGGTTGATTTCTACTGTAGGGTTGAACCTATCCTACGAATTAAGACAGTTCATGCAACAGCGTGATAGTAATAAATTCACTGGTAGTAAAGATATTTCTAATAAGCGCAGGGTTACAGTTCAGTTAGGTTCGGGACTGCCTTTGTCGTTAGTTGAAAGACAGAATAGGCTAATGGGGCTTAGGCAGTTGGGAGTCAAGCAGTTAATGGATGATGATACTTTCTTGAAGGCTATGGGAATGGGACAGATTTCAGAAGAGTTTAAGAACTTAGATATTATAGCTCAGGAGACTGAAAATCAGAACATGGCACAGGGTATATGGGAATTAGTCCATGAATTTGACAATCATGTCATACATATCAAGGTTATAAACGATTTCTGCAAGCGACCCAGTTTTGATAAGTTTAGTAAAGAAACAAAAAATATGTTCACTACCCATAGATTCTTGCATACGCAATCGCTTCAGCGTCAGATGATTAAGGCGCAAGGGCAGATGCCAGAAGGAGCGTTAGGTGGGGAAGGAGGTAAATAGATGCCTGAAGCAATGGAGCGAAAGTTACAATCTATTGCCCATAAAAAGGGTTATGGTAAAGAACGCACTAATGCTTTTGTCTATGGCACTATGCGAAAAACAGGATGGACACCATCTACGCAAAGGTCGGAGATGATTAGAAAAATAGCAAAAAAGCAAAAAGGAGGACAGTTATGAGCGACAAGGTGAAGATGAGTCAGTATTGCCCATTCTTCAGGATTTCAGCATTTGATTTCAACAAGAATGGAGATGCTTTCCTAAAAGTAGGTAAAAAGCTTTTCCTGCTTGAGGATGAGAGTATGTATTTGGTTTCTACTGCTACGACTTTAGACCTTTATATCGGTAGCACAAAGGTAGGGGAACTAAGTGCTAACGGATATAGGGTGGTATAACAAAATGAAAGGAGGATTAGATATGCGAAAGATATTTTTAGGAATACTGCTTTTGTTTTTACTTGTTTCTACAAGTTTTGCAACAGAAGCATTGTATTACAATACAAGAGGTTTAGAGGTTGCGGATACCGATACACCCACCACAATTCTTTATGATGCTATAAATGTTGACACTGGAACGGGTGCGGTAACTTTTCACGGACAATATGAGTTCCCAGTAGCAGATGGAACCGCTACTTATGTATTGGCAACAGATGGCAACGGGACAGTAGATTGGGCGGCTCCTACGACTGCTACTTTTACAGGCGGTGCGATTAGTTCGGATATTACTTTGGCTAACGGAGTGGATATAAAATCATCTACTACCACAGCAGAAGCGGCAACTATTCAGGTTTATGATTTAACAGCGGCTCCAAGTTATACCAATGTATTATCTTGGACAAACGGAACTGTGCCTGACATAGTTTTGGGTGCGGCTACTAACACGCTTGCTATAGTTTCAACTGGGTTAAATGTTACCGCCGCAGGCGCAGTTACTGGTGTAACCGATTTGACTGTAGCAGGTGCAGTTACCGGAGTTACAGACTTAACCGCTTCCGGGACTTTAACGGCAGGTGCTTGGTCAATAGGCACATTCACTACTACGGGAGTAACGACCTTAGGAAATAACACTGCGGCTTTTTCTGTGGCTTCAACTGGGATAGATGTTTCAGCGGCAGGTGCTGTTTCTAATGTTACTACCTTGGGACTTAGTGGCGATTTAACAAATAGCGGTGGCGATATTCTACTTGCTACCGGTAAGGGTATTAAATCATCGGTAACTACAGCACATACTGTTGGATTATACGGGTATGATACAAACAAAACAGGATACACTCCAGCGATATTGATTACCAACGGCGATACTCCAGCAACAGTATTGGGTAATACCGACGGCACGACAGCTATTTCTTCAAGTGATTGGACTATTTCAACTGGCGGTAATATGGCAGGAATAGGCACAATAGACGCAGACGGAGTTATCACTTCAACTAACGCCACAGACGCTTCAAGTTTATCTACTGCTTCTGTTGTTTTGGCTGGTGGATTGGCTGTTACAAAACAACTCTATGTCGGTGATGATATTGATATGTCAGTATCAACCACCGGAGTTTATGATTTAACATTAAACACAAATCAGGCAGATGCTTTAAGCATAAGAGATTCTGCGGCTGATATTATCGTGTTCAATACTACAACTGGTTCGCCCTTAGTAACGATAACTCCTGCGACTACGATTACAGGTCTATTGACTGCTAATGGTTCGGTTGCGGTTGGCGATGGTGATTATATCGGAGTAACTTCAAACGAGATTATTACCTTCAATACAGCAGGAACGATTAAAGTATCGGGTGCTGATTTCTATGTAGGCGGCACAGCGGCAGACGAAGTAAGACCTTCGTTTTTCATTGTAGGCGATGCTGATTCTGACGGAACTGCTACATCTGAAACTCTAACAATAGCTTTAACAGCAAATACAGACCCTACAGCCGCAACTTGGGATATAACTTCAACACAGAGCGCTGGTTATTCACTTGATAAGTTAATTTCCCTAAATGGTGGTGCTACTCTTGGAAACGCTGTAACAGATATAAATACATTCACGGGTAAAATAGCTGGTGCAACCCCGATGAGTTTTGACGGTGCTACTCCCGATGCTGTTTATACTATTCTGGCAGTTGATGACCCGACAAGCACTTCTAAGACAGTTACCTTGCCTTCTGTTACTGGAACAGTAATGTTGACAGGAGCGGCTACTGTAATTACGGCTGGTGCTACACCTACAATAACAGTTACAAAGGGTAATCAGTTATTTATAGATACTATCACAACCGATAACCAAGACCAGACACTTACATTCTCTGCTGGCGGAGCGGCTGGCGATAGGGTAACGATTATCTTCATTACTGACACAGGTGGTTCAGCTGATGAGGTTATAACTTTCCAAACGACACTTGCTAATACAACTGGAACTTTAACACTTGCCGACTTGACAGCAGGTCGTTATGTAATTGAATTTGTAAGTGATGGGACGGTTTGGAATGAAGTATCAAGAACAGGAGCGCAGTCTTAACCAATAGGCTAAAGGAGAAACTATGATTGACAGAAACATGCTTAAAAGCGTAGCCCGAAGGTTAAGTGCTGGTCAAGAGAATGGACAGCCTATGACTGGGGGCGGCGCTGGTTTAAGAAGTGGGGCTGCTGAAGCGATTACTTCAGAGGGGAAAATTACTATCCCTGCTCCACAGTTACCGGATGGGATTGAGTTGGGTTCTACGATTACTATTTCAGCAACGGTTGATAACATAACTCCGGCAGGTGCTGAGATAACTATATCAGGCGTAGAACCAATGGCAGGGGCGGAAGTTAATCCGTTAAGAGAAGAAATGGTATAACCCGAAACCCTAAAGGGGCAACGGAAAAGGAGATTTTAAGATGAAAGATGAACTCAAAACGACAGAAGGCGAAAAGCCCGATGTAAATAATGAGGGTAGTTTAGAACAAAATATTGACGCGGGATTAGACAAGGCAGATGAAGGACAGGCAACTGAAGGACAGAAGGAAACTACAGAAAATTTGGGCGAGGACATTAAAGAGGCTAAAGCTATATCTGACCCTAATGCAAGGATTATGTATTTAGGCAAAGAGAGGACATTAGCAGAAGCAGAAAAGATTTACAAAGGGCTACAGGTAAAGAGTGAGAAGGATAAACAGGCTTGGACTAAAGAGAGCGAAAGTCTCAAAGGTCTCAAGCAACTGGACACCTTTCTACGCGCTAACCCCGACAAAGCCGCAAAGGTAAAGGCAATCATTGAGGATTTAGCAGAAGAGAAGACCGGTGTTAAAAAGAAATGGTTTGATATGTCGGATGAAGAGCAAGCAGAGGCATTAGAAGAATTGGTTGAATCAAGGGACGCTATTAAGAATATTAAAAGTCTTGATATCCGTCTAAAGAATATAGAGACACTTCTTCAAAATGCGGGACAGCAGGCAAAACAAACCGAGGAAGAAACACAGTTAGAGTCCGAGATTAAGGAAAATATCAAACGGCTCAAACTTGATACGCCGGAGATGAAGGAAGAACTAAGTCTCTTTTGGGAGATTTTAGGCTCTGCTAAGATTGAAGACGATGATGATATAGCCTCTATCTGCGATATGGTTTTTGAGAAGATAACTAATTTCTCAAAGAGCAAGGTTTCTAAATATGTTGACGGAAAGAAACCTAAATGGTCTGGATTAGAAGGTGGCGGTGGCAAGTTAATCGTTAAAGATACTACAAAGCCAGCCTTTGACCAAGAAACCTTTAGTGAAAAGATAGAGAAGAAGTTTGCAACTATGGAAACTTCATAAGGAGGCACTATGCCAACATTGTTAACTAATGTAGCGGATATTCTTAAAAAGGATATATCCCCTGAGGTAATGGATTTGATGCCCAAGCAGAAAATTCTGATGAGCCAAATCAAGAAAAATCAGGGTGTGGAACCGCTTGGAACGGATAAGTTTTATGTTTCGTTAAGGACAGGTAGGATTGTAAATGGAACTGCTTCTGAAAACGCAACCATATACAAGGGTCAGGTTGCTTATGACCAAGCACTTATACAGTGCAAATGGAATTTCATATCCATTGAGGTCAGCGACCAGATGTTAGATGCTACAAAACAGGGTAGAGGTTCTTTGAAGAATATGCTTAAAGAACTGCCTTTGAATATGGCGTCTGATATTGCAAAGAACGAGAATGTAATCTTGAACGGTTACGGAACGGGTCAGTTGGCTTTAGTCAACGGCACGAGTGGTTCGCAGAGTGTAATCACAGTTGATACACCGGGAACGAAATACTTGGAACCGGGGCAGTATATAGACATCAATGGCGACGCGGCAACAATTCTGACAGTTGATTCCGATACCCAGATTACACTTACGGGCGCTATCACAGTCGCGGACAATGAGGTTATCAAACCTTACGGATGCGATGACCCTATGGGTATTTTGGGGTATATTGACGATGGCGATTATGTCGGAACTTTCCAAAATATTCTACACACAGCACCTTACTGGAAAGCGTATTGCGAAGATACAGCCGAAGAATTGGATTTGGATATGATACGAACAGGTATCAGAAAAGCCAAACAATACGCCAGAGGTAAGATGTTCGTAATCACCGGCGAAGATTTATACGGTAAAGTCGGAACATTGTTATCACCGTATCTAAGAAGCGCTGACTTGAGAGAAAAGTTGGTAGGTTGGGATGAAGAGGGTATTCAACTGACTCCGGGTGTAGGACTTTTCTTGGATTACGATTGCTGGGCTGGAATGATGTTCGGGATAGATACCGCATCCATAACAATCGGTGAATTGACACCGTTTGCATGGTTAGAAGCACCGTTAGCGGGTATCTTTGATAAGGTCGCAGATAAAGCCAATTATGTAGCCACAGGCAAACATTATTGGAATCTGGCTGGCAAAGACCCGAGAGCTAATTTCAGGCTCAGTAATAAGACAGTATAAGTAAAGAACTCGGAACTTTTGGGCGTTTTCGTCCAGTCCTAACCATAGGCAAAAGTGAAAACGCCCCGCTAACAGGAGAGATTATGGAAAGCAAAAGGAATGTTTTAGGTGTAGGCAATACTAAGTTTCTAAATAGAGACGGCACTATTAAAGACGGTATTAAAGGTTTTAATTACGAAGCATACAACAGGGATATTATTAAGCACAATATAAAACACTTAAAAGGTAAACAATTAGAGAAGAAACAAAATATAGAAAAACACTTTGACAATATGGCTCATGTCCTTGCCGGTGATTTGATGAACAAGGCGAGAGATAAAAAGTATATAAGTCAAGGTAAAAAAGGAGGATGAATAAATGATATTTGCTAACAAAGAGGTAGAGGCAAGGTGGGATGGTAAAATAATTTCAATCAATCCGAAGAATCCTTTGGATTTGAAGAAATACGGGTATAGTGATAAACAGATTTCTTCTATTGAACAACATTTTATCAATAAACACGAAGGGCTGACGAATATAGCGCCGGTGAAAGTGAAAGAAGTAGTAAATGAAGAAGTGAAAGTAGCAGAACCAGAAGCCCCTAAAAACAAGGGTGGTCGTCCTAAAAAAGAATAATCACTAAGGAGGTAATATGACTTATACCACTTTAGTTGATGAGATTGCATCGCAATTAGGTGATACATCTCAGGCGTCTAAGGATAAGATATTTATATTCATTAAAGACATCTGTAGATTCTTGTCTAATACTAAGGCGCGGTTCAATGAGGCTACCGATTCGCAGACTTTGGCGGCAGGTGCTTATACTATGGCTCTGCCGACTGGGTTCGTTAAATGGACTCGTCCTAATACTTGGATGAGGGTAGTTAAAGACGGTGTGCCTTATCCTATTACCAAACAAAACGAAGACGAGTTCTTTGCGGATTTTGATACTGCTGATACGGGTATGCCTGCGTTCTATCGTATATTTGCCAATACAATAACATTCAAGCCCATAGCAGATATAGACTATACTATTACCAGAGAATATATATCCGATATTACAGAACCGACTTTAGCGGGAACTGTGGCAATTCCACTACGATATTTACAGATAATCAAGTCAAAGGTTTTGGTCTTAGCCAATACTTATCAGGAAGATGAGAACAAAACCAATGTATTTTCAAGTTTATATAACGAAGTTGTAACTCAGTTAAAATCTGATATTTTTATTGAGACTTACCCTGACGAGATTAAGTCAGTTGAATAGGAGGAAATCATGGGCGCATGGAGTCCAACAAGATTAAAGGCGGCGGTAGAGGCGGCTCCCGTTGCTCATAGCAAATTCAACACCATAACAAGCGCAGTAAGGGCTTTAGCGGTAGATATATTTGAGAGATTAGAAATTCTAATGGGTGATGTAGATACCGGCGCAGGTAGATATACTATTTCCGCAACAGAACCTACCGACCCGACACCGTTGGAAGGTGATAGGTGGTGGGATACTACTGACAAGGTCTTGAAAGTTTATAACGCTACTGCTGCGGGATGGTATGAAGTTGGCGAGACTTCGGGTGTGATAAAGTTATTTTCTGGTGCAGCCGCTCCTACGGGTTGGTTATTATGTAATGGTGCGGCTATTTCTCGGACTACTTATGCCGCTTTATTTGCAATTACTGGAATAGTTTACGGTGTAGGTGATGGGTCAACTACTTTTAATATTCCCGACCTACGAGGTAGGGTGCCTGTAGGTTTATCAACTGATACAGAATTTGATGCTTTGGGTAAGACTGGTGGCGAAAAGACGCACGAATTAACAGAAGCAGAAATGCCAGCGCATATACATAGTTATACTAAGCCTGGAGTTGAGGTTTTGCTTAATTCTGGCGGAACTCACGCTTCAAGAAGCCCATCAGGGTCAACAACAGGTTCTACTGGTGATGGTGATGCGCATAACAATCTTCCACCTTATCAGACGGTAAATTTCATCATAAAAACTTGATATGACAAATAAAAATAGGAAAAAACAATGTTGAAACAGATAGGGGTGTTCCAGCCCTCAGGCACAATCAACCCAAAAACCCCTGCTCAATTTTTGAATCAGGCATATTCGTCTTTGAGCGAAAATTGCCAGTTCATAGACGAGATGTTACAGAATCGGTTGGGTAACGAGGTTTTTATAGACCAAGAGTTATCGGGGGCGGTCCTCTTCCAAAAGCAATTAGACTTCCCTGATAACGGGGTCTTAACTGAAAGACGGTTTTTAGTAGTAATCACTACTAAAGATATTTATTATCTTGATGTAGATGCCAATGCTTTCAAATACTTGACCCCGACTTATACTACAGGAACTATAGCAGTTACCCAAGGGTCAAAGACTGTTACTGGGACTGATACCCTTTGGGCGGCTAATGCTAAGGCAGGGGATTATATTCGTTTAGGTGCGTTAAACGGGGCTACTCCAGTTTGGTATGAGATAGACGAGGTAGTAGGGAACACCGAAATAACTCTTATAACGGCTTATGCTGGGACAACTGCCTCAAGCCAGACATATACCATTCGCAAGACCTTTACAGGCGGTAGAACTGATTATTGGCGGTATATTAGGATACCCGACAAGAACTTAGGGACTGTCTATGTATTCACTAATGGAACTGACTACCCTATTTACTGGGATGGTGATACGGCTACCTTAGCAATTTCTTTATCATCTATACCGATAGGCAAGTTTATAAGTATCTTAGCAGGTAGGATGATTTTATTTCATATTACCGAAAGTGGACAGACTTATCCAGATATGGCTCGGTGGTCGGCTGCATTTGATATTACTTCTTTCCCAGCGGTGAATTATAAACAGATGCCAGAAATCAAGGGTAAGATTGTAGGATTGGGCGACTTAGCTGAATCGGTATTATTATTCTGGGAACGGGGACATAGTTTATTTTATTATATTGGTGGTGAATTTACATTTACAAACGAATTTCTAAGCAAAGATTTAGGCACTCCTGCGCCAAGCTCAATCGTTACTACCGGAGAGGGTATCAAGTGGCTTGGTGAGGATTTGAAATTACATTTATATACAGGTTCGGAACATAGGATTATAGCAGATGAACTATCTACTAAATTTAAGGGTATAACACCTTCACTATTAGATTATATTGTAAGCGGATATTTCCCTACACTAAGACAAGTGAGATGGCTAATGCCTTTTGGTGATGTAGCGGAGAATAGCGAACTTATAATGAACGATGAGGGATACCAGACTTGGCATCCGTGGATATTTGAGAACGATAATATATTCTGCTCTTTTGGGGAATATCAAAGAGTAACTGATTTATATTTAGACGATACTGTAGAAGGCGAGAAGTATTTGGACGAAGAGGATGGCTACTGGGACGATTCAAGTCTATTAGCCGATGCGCCTATACTTTTGATGGGCGGGACAGATGGGTATATTTATAAAACAGATGTAGGACTTACAGATGACGGGGATGCTTTTGAATCGGTTTTAAGGTTCAAGAAATTTGATGCTGACTTGCCTACTCATGTTAAGAGATGGTTTAAGGTTCAGCCGTATTTCAAGGTAGAGGCGGCTGGTAGCGCGTATGTATCTGTCCGGGAAGATGACAAGATAAGTTTTTCAGCCGAACAGACCTATGACTTGACCGATTCTACGGGTGAGAATGATATAAAAAAGACTATGATGACCTTTGACGCTAACGGGGTTACTATACAACCTAATTTTAGGATTCCGAACCCTTTTAGACTTTTAGGGTTCGTGCTTCATCTTTCGGTCAAGCAAAGGAGCAGATAAAATGGCAGATAAAAAGTTGCCTCGGATACGCAACACCCCTTTATTGCCTGAATTTAAGGATATTAAAGACGAATCTACTAAAAGGTATGCTGAGAATATGAATAAATTCTTACAAGACTTTTCGGGTAAATTGTATAAGGACTTATACGATATTGTCGGGCAGGGAATCAGTATGGTGATAGAAGACGGCGCGGTAGTCCTTTATTTAGGCACACCCGGAACCGAAGACAGTTGGCAGATAATTATTAACGGACACAATGTGGATTTCAACCACTGCGAAAGTTTGACTTACATAAAAAGAGGGGGATTTACGGGAAAGTAGGAAGGAGGAAAAAACTATGGCTGGATTACTTGGGCTTGGGGGGTTATCAAAATTCGGGATTGGTGATGATAACGATGAAGATAGAACTACTAAAACATCGGGGACTTCTACATCTACAACTAATTATAAGTATCCCGAAGAGTATGGGAATATATTATCTACATTGTCAGGTTATCTTACACCCAGACTAGGACAGGGGCTGAAACCTTATAAGGATAATATCGGGTTACAGAATATGGTTAAAACCATAGAAGGCGGTTATGACCCGAATACTTCGGAATACTATCAAGCGTATAGAGGCAAGGCAAAACAAGAAATGGAAGACGCATTACAGTATTTAGACGAAACCTCAGCAGGGGCTAACCAATTCTTTTCAGGTGGCAGAGATTGGTCAAGGGCTAAGGAAGGTAGTAAGTTTGCCTCTGATTTGGCAGTAACAAGCGCGGGATTAGCGGAGAAGGAAAGAACTAACCAATTAAATGCGGCTTATCAGTATTTCCAATCTGAACTTGGACTTGACCAAGCGACTACAAATGCTTTGATGTCTTTAATTGCAAACATTAAACCTGAAGGGCAGACAACAACAGGGAAAACCACAGGCGAGGTTGTAGAACCGCCTGCGAGTTTGTTAGATTATCTTTCAGCAATAGGGAATATGATACCGGGATAGGAGGAAAATATGCCAACAGCACAATCTGTTCAGAATTTTGGTCAATCTTGGGGCGGTGCTATCAATAGATTGCAACAAGCCCAACAGAAACGAAAGCGTGAAGAACTCATACAGGCGATAATAAACAAGACAACTAAGACGCCTATTAAAGAAGATGTATTTGCATTACAAGACCCGTCTTCGGGATTGGCTTCTACTGAAAAGCCGATGTATGACACTGAACAACGGGGGATTATGGAACTATTAAAAAGCGACCCCGGCGCATTAGCGTCTTTTTTATCTAATGAAAGGACAAAAGAAACACGACCTGAAGGATTAGTTCCGACAGGTTGGAGTGGTGGTAAGACGAGTTATGGATTGCCGAAAGAAACAACGGAAACACCTACTCCTCAGATGAAAAACTATGAATATTTAGTAAGTTTAGGCATTGACCCAGCAAAAGCAAGAGAGATGACTTTCAAGAGTAACGATTTAGAAACAATATTAAAACAATTAGGATTTATAGGTGGTGGAACAACTGGAGTAAATGCCGGAGCAACTACAGGAGAAACAACAGATATAACTGGCGGTGTTTTACCTTCTCGTTCTGGATTAAAATTAAAAGGCGCAAATATAGGTGGGCTTAGTTTTGAAGTTCCACAGACAGAAGAAGAACGAAAAGCTACAGTTGAAGAAGGGATACAAGCCGATGTTGCTAAACAAAAAGCATTAGAAAAGGGCAAGGGTTTATCAGTAGAAACGGGCGGTAAATTAGCAATGGTAATAGGTGGATTGAAAGACTTAAAAGAAGTTAGAAATATGCTTTTCCCTGACGGGACACCGCAATCTTTTAAGCGTGGGCTTGCTACTGTTTCTAATATACCGCTAAGCAGAGCGCCAATTTTGGGTGCAGTTATACCAGAATCTTTACCAGATTCTCCATTTTGGAGAAATGCAAGTGAAAAAGGACAAGGTATTTATTCAAGATTGCAAAATGCAGTCGCGGCTAAATTAAGAGTAGAAACTGGAGCGCAAGCCAATCCTTCAGAAGTAGAGAATATTTTAAGAAGATTTGGTGTTAGCGGAGCAAGTAGCCCACAAGCTGCTTTTGATGCTTTGAATAGATTGGAGGATTTCTTTAATGAAACCATAAAGATTATTGACCCTACGGGTAGATTTACTTCGGGGGAAACTAACATACAAGAAGAAACAGAAAAAGAAGGCGGTCAAATAATGATAGATGCACAAGGTAATAAGGCAATGGTTTATCCAGACGGAACTTATGAGGAGATAGAATAATGTTTGATATTGCTACTGCAAAACCTTTAGAAGAAGAAAAAATAAAGAAATTTGATATTACTACCGCTAAAAAAGTTGGTGAGAAACCTGTTTTGCCCTCAACCTATGAAGGATTATCTGAATTTCCGTTGTCTAAAAGTTTTATATCAGACCCACTAAAAGGTATAAGCCCCGCATCTTTGGCAAAAGAAGGGAAGTTCAAACAAGCCGCCGCATTACAGACTTTATATGATATGTATAAAGAAACTATATCTCCTGTTTTAAGTGGTTTATCTACTTATGCTTTTGGGATACCAAAAGGAGCAGAAAGATTAGTAAGTGAAAAATTAGGTGTTGAACCTTCTTTATATCCCGAACAAAAAACAAAGATAGGCAAAGGTATAAGGATAGGTTCAGAAATAACAGGGCTTTTCAAAGGTGGTGCGGCTAAAGCAGGACAAAAAATAACTGCTAAAGTTCCTTATTTGGCAGGTAAAACTTTATTGCCAAGAGTAGCAAGAGGCGCAGTCGAGGGTGCTACTTTCGGAGCATTACAAGACCCATTGGGATGGATGAAGCCAAAAGAAAAAGCAAAAGAGACGGCTACTTATGGTGCTTTAGGAGCGGCAATACCAGTCGCTGGAAATATCGCTAAAAAGCCATTTCAAATAATAGCAAAATCAGGGCGTTGGGTTGCTAAAAATATTGGCGGTATTACTGATGCTACTATAAAAACAATTAAAGACTTAGGAGTGAATAGGGTATTTGACCCTAAAAAAGCCAATGCTGATTATATTTCTCAAGAGTTAGCGCCTCAAGTATATGGGAAATTAAAAGGATTTGTTGATTTAGCCGATGATGCTTATAAAACAGCAATTAAAAATGCACCGGAAGGAAAGAAAATAAATGTCAGACCAGCTATTGAAGAAGCAGGCAAAAGATTAAAAGCTCTTGGGCTTATTACCGAAAGAGGTAATATGACTGAACTTGGTAAAAGTGAAATAGCAAGAGATTCTGTCTACGGTAAGATGTTAGATTTCTATAAGAGTGCTGATGCTATTTCTGGAGTTAAAAAATTACAAGGTAAGGCATTAACAAACAAACAAATACTGAAGTCTTTTAGCGCATTAAGAGAAACCAATGTCAACAAAGAACAATACTTGTTTTTAAGAGACAAGTTAAATGCTTTATACAAAAATAAACCTTCTGATATAGATGTGAGTAAAGTAGTAAACCAATTTTATCAAGACGGTGAAAATGCCGGTATTAAAGGATTGCAAGAAGCAAGGGCTTTACAGAGAAAAGTATTTGAAATAGAAGATAAAATTGATGTTAATAAAATAGCAAGAAACTTAATAAAAGCTAAAAATCCACAATGGACAAGGGTAGTAGAAAAAGAATATAAAGATTTAGTTGGTAAGGGAATTATTACTGAAAAAGAATATCAAAACCTATGGGATGATTTGATGGCTCATTTTGCTAATATAGATTTTGAACTTGTAGGAGAAACTCCGGGAGCAGGCGGCGGTTTTTATCCGAGTAGAGCTGGGTTAGCAAGGCAAGCTGTAATAGGTGTAAGCAAGAAATATTATCAAAATATAGACCCCACCATACAAAAATTAAAAGATGCTTTCCCTGAAACACCGACAGCTACTTGGGTTGCAGTTAAAAGGTTATTAGAACAACAGGAAGAAAAAAGAAGTGTATTACCAAAACAAAAAGAATAAAAAAGGAGGTAGTGATGAAAAAGGTATTATTGAGTCTGGTGTTATGTTTAGTATTAGTAACGAGTGCTTTTGCTATTTTGATTGATTATCAGAATACGACTACTGATAAGCCACAGCGGGTGGGGGACGATACTCCACTGCCGGTTATAAATCAACCGCATTCGGGAGTAGTCAAAACAGCCGATGGCGCAGTTAAGGCAAGCGCCGGAACTGTTTATACAGTAATTGCTTCATTTGTAGGTTCTACGAAAGGCGATACAGTTGAACTTGAAAATTCGCTTTATACAGGGGTAGGGACTTCCTTAATCACTTTAACTTCTTATGCTACTGATTGTTTTGTATCTTTCCCCTGCACAGACGGAATAAGTTTTGATAGCGGGATTTGGTATGACGAGTCTTTATCGGGTGGCGATGTAACAGTAACTATTGAATATGAATAAGGAGTTACTATGAAAAGACTATTTTGTATATTGTTATTTCTACTAATATCAACTTCTCTATTTGCCGGAACTTGGGTTGGGGACGAACTGATTTTTTCGGAAGAATCCTCTAAACCTACGAGTCCTTCAAGTGGTGAATTAAAGGTATATGTCCTTACAGACGGGATTTTATACTTTGAAAACGACTCAGGGGATACTTATCCGTTAGCAATTATCCTTACAGGAACGACTAATCAAGTTACAGTAACAGGTAGTAAGAATAATTATGTTTTATCCCTACCTCAAAACATAGACACTTCCGCAGATGTTATCTTTGACTCAATTACCTTAGACGACCTTACAGACGGCAGGGTGGTGTATGTAGGGACAGGTGGATTATTAGATGATAGTTCAAGGTTTTTGTTTGAGGATAGTGTTGAAGTTGAAGAAGGCGTATATCAGTCGAGTTGGGATACAGCCGCAAGTGGAAATGCAAGCCCTTATGGCATTACTACTGACGGCAATTACTTTTGGGTGACTGACATTGCAGATGATGAAGTAT